TCGTTAGACCGGACCCAATCCCTTTCGCTGACTACTCAGGATCCCCCCGACAGAACAGGATAGACCTAAGCCCATCCCACTCTACACCTTCTTCCTCTCTATCAACTTGTTCCGCAGACTGACGCAAAGAAGCGCAGTAGCCGATTGGAAGCCACACCCGTTTGTACTTAGAACGGTCAGCATCCAAGATCTTCCGCGAGGGGCGAAGAAACCTAGATGTATTCCGTGGTGACAGACCCAGAAGCCTAGCTTTCTTGTTTAAGCTAGTCCGGGCCGCCTGCCAACCCTGCCAATTCCAGGTGTTATACAACACCCGAAGATGATAGTCTCTATCGTCACCTGAAAAAGTAACAGGAGACCAAGCACACTGCACAAACAGTGCACCCATGCCTTCCTGCGCCTTTTTCATCTGCTTCGTAATCGTTGTCACTTGACGGAGCTCAAAACCCTGGGGTATCCTATCTTGAAATAAGACCGATCTCTTGATAGGAAGAACCACCTCTCGGGGCATGGAAAGATACCAAGCTTCCCTCTCCCAGAGTCCGCTACCAGTCAGCTCCGTAAAGCGACAATTTATACCGAGTCCTCTCTTAAGGGAACGAGCGGATGCACAGATCCACTTCGAATTCCACTTAAGCCACTCAGTTCGAAGAATACTTCGTTGGTTCCCGAAGAAACCAGGACAGAACGAGGAGAACCGTCCACGAAGACTCTCCACCCCAGAACAGTCTGGCCTGTAACCAAACGCCGTGGAGCGGATAAAAGGAATAGCGCGAACGCTAGTCGGATTACCCTTGAACAAAGCGGAATTAAGAGAAAAATAACGGCGGTGAACCATAGTTTTCCCCTTAGAGAGAACAAGACCGGAGCTCTTTACTACCTCCATCCAATGATCACACTCGGCTTGCGTCGAGCGGAAAACGATATCATCCCCGTTGATCTTAACGGGGCCTTTTAGTCCGGAAAACTTGAAAGCCAAGTAATTCACAAGACACAAAAGGGGAAAAGATAGTAAATTGCCCATAAGCTGCCCAGATTTCTGCCTGACAACAGGACCGTCAGAACCCTCCCGAAGGAGCATCCTTAAGGTGTCAGGAGCAGATTCACGTATCCCATTCGGGACCGAAGTAGAGGTACTCAATATAAGGTTCAGGATCTCACTCTGAACATGTCCATTGAGATTGTCAGTAGCGGACTCGTAGTCGCCACTAACAAAAACTTGACCCTCTACACTTTTAAATTCGGAGAATCTGCTAGCTTTTGCGTCTCCACGTAAAAGCCACGGAAATACAGATAGCCGGTTGTAGATGGCGGTATGCAAAGGCCGATATAGATTCATGTCAGCAGAACTGACAGAAACTATCCTATGCTTACCCCCCGTCTCGACCGATGTAACTCGGGACGGCTCTAATAAGATCGGAGATTCTCTTGCGAGAACCTGTTCAACGTACGATGCATGGTCGTTCCAACCAGCACGTGCCGTTCCTATTAGAGATCTGCAACCCCCTTGCCGGATCTTCCTTTCAAGACAGGACTTCATAGGTAAAACTGCGTTTAGACAAGCATTTTCGTAGTAACCTTGGTCCCATCCTTTAGGGAAGAGTTTCGGAACTTTCCTGCGTACATAATCCATGAAAGCACCATCAGGTGCTGGAGATTCCATGGACATCTTGTCAAGATACGCAGTAAGATCCGGCTCAGGTGAAGGTAAAACCTTCCGGTAAAGAAAGAGTGACATAGCGATAGACATCCTCGAATCCGAGGATAATTTATCGGCGAACCTATGCCACGGGTGAGAAACCCAATCCTCAAGAAGTCCGCCGCAGAACTTCTTGACGAAAGACAAACGAGCAACATCATCACTACCCTCGATACTAGGCACCGGAAAGGAAACCCCAAAAGGTTTCCCGACTAGTCCACAAAAGTGTCGAAAGCGGGTCAGATGTTGACAACCAATCGTAAACAACGCGTGCGTTTCACGTTTACGAACCTTAAAAACCATCCCAAGAGTGATGGAGTGATTGCATGGAC